AGAAGATTGAAGGATGATCATTTAGCCCGTTTGTATACTTTTGTAGAGACATCAGAAGGAGAATCTGTTTCAGAGGCTGATTCGCAAAATGGATTAGAGTTTGAAGCTGAGGATTCCAGAGCATTAGCTAAAATAGTTTCCTCTATAGGAGCTATATGTGTTAGTGCGGTTAAACCTGATTATGCAAGACATATACAGAGTGTGGCAGCACTTTGCCCTGATTTTCTTACATTGGCACAGAAATGTTTTAATCTAATTATGTATGCTTGTACACATGACCCAGCTTATTTAGGAGAAAAGGCACAACTAGAAGAAGCATTGCAGCTTATAGTAGAAGCACAGCGACTCACGTCAGATTTGGATTCAGAAGATAAAGTCAAGGCAGATTTAGATTATATAAATGCCATCAGAGACTTGCATACCAAGATGCAAACGTTTGAAGTTACATCATTGGTTAAAATGACGAATCCAAAGCTGAGAGGAACTTGTATTTTGTTTAATAAATATGCTTCAGATATAACTAAATTACATAATATGTGCATGAATATGGACCAATTTAAGCAACAGAGGAGAACTCCAGGATATTTGTTCTTTACTGGACCGGCAGGACATGGAAAATCTACTGTCATACTGTTACTACAAAGGCTTATTTATCAGATGGAACGCCGAATGGGCAATCCTAAGTGTAAGTCGCCTTTTACTTCTTTAAGTGTATATACTCCCACTATGGGCGATGATTTTAAGGAAGGATGGTTTGGACAGTCTATTTATAACCGTCCTGAGGATTTTTCGACAAAAGATGAACAGATGAATTTACAGAGTTTACGAGAATTGTTGCTCCATATTTCTGGAGAGAATGCACCAATGCCCAAAGCTTTTGGTTCTAAAGGTAAGAGTTTTATGACAGCAGATTGGATTATGACATCTACGAATTGCCCTTTAACAGCATTCACAAATAAAGGTTTAGAAGATGTCAGTGCTTTTTATCGTCGTATTTTATTACCCTTAGGTGTTCGAAGAGTGCGCAACTGTAATGACCCTAATTATTTGATACAAAAGGACAAGGTAAATGGATTCTGGGTGTTTTGCATTCCCCGTTCACCTCATAGGCATTTTAGATCCTTGAATGAAGCCATTGAACGTGCACAGAAAAATGGAGTGGAATTGTCAAACGTCAATCCTGCGAATGGTCAACGGTCAACAGACACCTGGTTTTTAAACCTCCAGAATATTGTACAGTTTTGTTATTTATATGTGCGTCATCAAATTTCAAGTGAGTCTTTGGAGAATAAGATATTTGGATTTAACGATAAAGATATTGATGCTTTTCTGGATGATATGTTAGGAGAAAACTTTGAAGATTTAGATAAATGGAAGTATGTAGATATTAGAAAGAAGTTTGTTAGTAGAAAACCAATTGAGCAGATTGATGAAGCCATGAAGGATATAAATGCTACATTAGAGGGTCGTCCTACAAAGAAACAGATGTGGGAGAGAGATGTGCGGGCAAAGAAAGATTTATTTGCTCGTCTGGGTCGAGACTATGATGAGCCCCAAAGTATATCTCTAAAAGACAAGCATCCGGATATGGATGTGGCCGATTCTCAATGCCGTGTATGTAGACAAAAAGGAATTGATGACATAGACAAGTGTGAGAAATTGATTGAGTTGAATTCTGCAATTCGAAATTACAGTGATGTAGAGCTTGCGGATGCATATTGGTTAGCTTACTGGAAGGCGATAGCAAGATCTGTTGAGGCTGGAGAGATGCCTGATAGCCAATACTCTGCTTGGATGGCAGTTGCATGTCGTTGGAAAGGAATGGAAGTTACACAGCGAGAAATATTTAAGCAAAGTGATATAGGTAAAATATTCTTTCCTCGAGTTTATGCAGAGTACGGTAGACTTATTTTTCCAAAATTATCTCTTGAGGATCAAGCTGAGGCTGGTCAATGGCTAGCTGGGCTTTATGATTCTCATTATGGACCTTTGTTTAAAATTATCTTTAATAGATTTGATTTAGATGGTTATGAAGATGTAGTGAAGGATATTAGAGAATTTGAATTATATCACTACAATGTAACTTGGGTAGGAACAGGAAATGGATTCACTGAATTTTTTGATGGTTTTTATCCTTACTTGTGGGCACATGGATATAGTTTGACTTCTAAAGAGATTTTCATTCTTATTATAGCCGTTGTTTCATTGATATTATTGATAACCGGAATTGCCTTTTTGATCAAGTATGTAGTCAATTACTTTAGTCCTTCCCCCGAAGATACTGATGGCAGCTTGGCTGCTGAAGTGAAAGAGGATTATTTTACTATGGACAAAGATGAGTTTATCACTAAGTATTCAAAAGATATATATCTGCAACAAGGAGCCATGTATGATAATTCAGAAGATTACTGGGCTGCTTGGTATGAATTAACTCCCGATCAATTTATAGCAAAATATGGATATGACAAGCACAACCAGTGCTCAAAGTGGGTAGCAGAACAATATAGTAGTGGACAGTCTTATGACGCTGTTAAGGCGAAGATTAACAAGAGAAAGAATCAGCGACGTAACAACAAAGTAGAGGCTGCGCAAAAGAGAGTTCGTAAAGCACACGTTCGAAGAACTGCAACTGGTCAAGGTGGAACTCCTGCTGTACATGAAGGGATAAGTGCAAGAGAGCTTTTTGCTCAAGGACAAGGTTTACTTACCGAAGGAATAAATTCAGCAGTGATGATGGGATCTAATATGAGGTACCTCAATTTATATTGTGGATCAATTCACATGGGAGGCGCTCATATTATGGCACTTGGTGATGGAATTTACAGTACTGCAAATCATGTTATGAATGCAGTGTCATGGGACCGCTTTACAATCACGAGTTTTTATGATCCAGATTCACCTACCGGACAAAAGTTTTATGCACGGGATGATGTCGATATTAAACATCTTGGAACAACTAGAGATGGATGTGTTATTAAGTTTAAGAATTATACTGGAATGCAGATGGGAGTGAAACATCTCAAGAAATACATGTTTCACAATGAACAGCAGTTGAAGGCTAACCTTCCATATCTCAAATGCTTTAGAGTTTTGTTGTCAAAGAATAAGCAAGGGCGATATTTCTTTTTAGATTCATTGCATCAAGC